CAAAGCATGCTTTTAGAGATGAATCTAAATCTTCTTTGTTTAATCTTACAAAAATATATCAACAAATAGATTTTAATGAAGATTCTAATAACAAATCTTCTATAACACAAGGAAACTTTATATGGCAAAATGGTATAAAAGATACAAGAGTTATATTTGCTCCTAATCCTCAAGGTAGATTTTATATAACGTGGATACCAGATGGTCATTTACAAAATAGATACATAGAAAAAAATGGTATTAAATATGCTGGTAATGAACACATGGGTGCTTTTGGTTGCGATCCTTATGATATATCAGGAACAGTAGATAAAAGAGGATCTAATGGTTCATTACACGGTTTAACAAAGTTTAGTATGGAAAATGCTCCTGCTGATCATTTCTTTTTAGAATATATTGCTAGACCACAAACAGCAGAAATATTTTTTGAAGATGTATTAATGGCTTGTGTATTTTACGGCATGCCAATACTTGTAGAAAATAATAAACCTAGATTACTCTATCATTTTAAACGTAGAGGTTATAGAGGTTTTTCAATGAACAGACCTGATAAGGTTTGGAATAAATTGTCAGTAACAGAAAAAGAAATAGGTGGTATACCTAATTCAAGTGAAGACATCAAACAAGCTCACGCTGCAGCTATTGAATCTTATATAGAAAATTCTATAGGTTTTAATGGTGATAATTATGGTGATTTGTATTTTCAACGAACACTAGAAGACTGGGCTGCTTTTGATATTAACAATAGAACAAGTCATGATGCTTCTATTAGTTCAGGTCTTGCAATAATGGCTTGTAATAAAAATAGATATGCACCAGTGAGTAGAAGAAAAAGAGAACCAATTGATTTAGGTATAAAAAAATATGATAATAAAGGAATATTATCAAAAATAATTAAATAAATGAATACATACGCAAATCCAAATAGCGCTTTTCCAAGCCAAACTGTACCAGATGCTGAAAAAGCTTCTCCAGATTATGGAAGAAGAGTAGCTCAAGCTATAGAAAGTGAATGGTGGAGACAAGGTGGTAATGGCACTAGATTTGCTACTTCATATAATAGATTTCATACATTAAGATTATATGCTAGAGGAGAACAACCAGTTCAAAAATATAAAGATGAATTAGCTATTAACGGCGATATGTCTTATATGAATTTAGATTGGAAACCTGTTCCTGTTATTTCTAAATTTGTAGATATAGTAGCTAATGGTATGAATAATAAATCATATGAAATAAAAGCGTATGCACAAGATCCAGTTTCATTAAAAAAGAGAACTGATTATGCTACAGCTATATTAGAAGATATGTTAGCTAAACCTTATCTTCAAAATCTACAACAAACATTAGGTGTAAATGAATATCAAACTGACGAAAGTAAGTTACCTGATTCACCTGAAGAATTAGATTTACACATGCAGCTTTCTTATAAAGAAGCTGTAGAAATAGCAGAGGAAGAAGTTATAGAAAATACATTGTCTAAAAACAGATTTGATAATGTAAAAAAGAGATTTAATTATGATCTTGTTACTTTAGGTATAGGTTGTGCTAAAACTAGTTGGAACCCAGCAAATGGAGTAACAGTAGATTATGTTGATCCAGCAAATTTAATATATTCTTACACAGAAGATCCACATTTTGAAGATATATATTATGTAGGAGAAGTAAAACCTTTAACTATTCCTGAAATAGCTAAACAATTTCCTTTTTTAACTGATGATCAATTAACAAAAATACAACAAACAAAAGCGTATACAAGTCAAAATTTATACGGTTGGCAAACTTATGATGCTAATACAGTTCAAGTTTTATTTTTTGAATATAAAACTTATAATACACAAGTGTTTAAAATAAAACAAACTGATTCAGGATTAGAAAAAGCATTAGAAAAACCTGATACATTTAATCCTCCTAAAAATGATAAATTTGAAAGAGTAGAAAGAAAAATAGAGGTTTTATATAAAGGAGTAAAAGTTATAGGTAACAATGAACTTATTGAGTGGAAGCTAGCAGAAAACATGACAAGACCTATGGCTGATACTACTAAGGTAGAAATGAGTTATACTATTTGCGCACCTAGATTATATAAAGGTCGTATAGATTCTATTGTTAGTAGAATTACTGGTTTTGCAGATATGATTCAGTTAACACATTTAAAGTTACAACAAGTTATTGCTCGTACAGTACCAGATGGTGTATTTTTAGATATGGACGGTCTTGCTGAAGTAGATCTTGGTAATGGTACTAATTATAATCCAGCTGAGGCATTAAACATGTATTTTCAAACTGGTAGTATTGTCGGTAGATCATTGACTCAAGAAGGAGATATGAATCCAGGTAAAGTACCTATTCAAGAATTACAAACTTCTAGTGGTCAAGGTAAAATTGCTAGTTTAATACAAACTTATCAATATTACTTACAGTTAATAAGAGACGTGACCGGATTAAATGAAGCTAGAGACGGAAGTATGCCAGAAAAAGACACATTAGTTGGTTTACAAAAAATGGCTGTAAACGCTTCTAATACTGCTACAAGACACGTAATGCAAGCTAGTTTATGGTTAACAGTTAGAACATGCGAAAATATTTCATTAAAAGTTGCTGACTCGTTAAAAAATCCTCTTACTTTAAATTCTTTAAAAAGTTCTATATCTACTTATAATGTAGCTACTTTATCAGAAATACAAAATTTACCACTTCATGATTTTGGTATATATTTAGAATTAGAACCTGAAGAAGAAGAAAAAGCTATGTTAGAGCAAAACATACAAATGGCTATACAACAAGGTGGTATTGATTTAGAAGATGCTATTGATATAAGAAGAATTAAAAACTTAAAACTAGCTAATGACGTTTTAAAACAAAAGCGTAAACAAAAAATACAAAGAGAACAGCAGCAACAAATGCAAGTTGCTCAAGCTCAAGAACAAGCTAAAGCTCAAGCAGCTCAAGCTATAGCTGAAGCTGAACTGCAAAAACAACAAGCTTTAACAGCTTCTAATGTTCAATATGAGCAAGCGAAAGCTCAAATGGAATTACAAAAAATTCAACAACAAGCTCAAATAAAAAGAGAAGAAATGGAAATTCAACACATGTATGACATGGAATTAAAGAGAATGGAAGTGGAAGCTATGAAACAAAAAGAGCAGTTAATTGAAGATCGTAAAGATAAAAGAGTAAAAATGGAAGGCACACAACAAAGTGAAATGATAGATCAAAGAAATAATGATCTTATGCCTATTGATTTTGAAAACAAACAAAGTATGTAAATACTATTATTAATTTTATATTATTATATTATGTCAGAACAAAAAGAAACAACAAAGCCTGAGGTAACTGAAGAAGTTAAATCAGAAGGTGGAGATATGAAAATGAAATCAAAACCTAAAATTAAAAAATTCAATGCTACTAAAGATGAACCTGTAAAAGTAGATCTTACTAAAGATCCTAATGTAAAAGCAGAAGAACCTATAAAAGTAGATTTAACTACAAAACCAGAAGACGATGCCATTCAAATCGGAGAAACAAAGGAGGTTCCTGTGGAAGAACCATCCGGAAATAGCGATGAGATGGGAAAACCTGTACAAGAGTCCAGTGAGACTACTGAAGGGATTTCTCCGCTCAAAGAAATAACGGAAGAAGAAGTTAAAAAAGAAAAAGAAGTAGTAAAACAACCAGAACTACAACCTATTAAAAAAGTTGTATTACCAGATAATGTAGAAAAACTAGTACAATTTATGGAAGAAACTGGTGGTGATATTCAAGATTATGTTAGATTAAACGCTGATTATTCTAATGTAAACGAAGATGTTTTATTAAAAGAATATTATAAAAATACTAAACCACATCTTACTGATGAAGAAATTTCATTTGTAATGGAAGATCAGTTTAAGTATGATACAGATACTGATGAAGAGCGAGACATCAGAAAAAGAAAACTCGCTAAAAAAGAAGCAGTTGCAGAAGCACGTAACCATTTAGAAAGCTTAAAGCAAAAGTATTACGACGAAATCAAGTTGAGGCCCGGCGTAACGCAAGAGCAGCAAAAGGCTATGGAGTTTTTCAACCGCTATAACAATGAACAGGAAATAGCTGAGCAACAGCATAAAAAATTCGTTGACAACACTAGACAATTTTTTACTGATGAATTCAAAGGTTTTGATTTTGAAGTTGGTGAAAAAAAATTTAGATATGGAGTCAAAGATCCCAATGCAATTGCTGAGAATCAATCTAATCTAAACAACTTCGTCGAGAAGTTCTTAGACAATGAAGGAAACGTTAAAGATACGAGAGGTTATCATAAAGCTATG